TAGGAAGACCTAAGAAGAAAAAGAAAAAAGGTAAAAAGAAAAAGGGCATGAAGTAATCATGGCTGCTAAGCGTAGAAAGAAAGCGCCTAAAGGGTATCACTACATGCCTAATGGCAAGCTAATGAAAGGTACTAAACATGGCAGTAAGAAAAAGAAGAAGAAGTAAAGCTTCTGCTAAAAAACGTAACATACCTACCAACAAAAAGTTGTATGCAAGGATAAAAGCAAAGGTTAAAAGAAAATTTGCTGTTTATCCTTCTGCATATGCTAATGCCTCTCTTGTAAAACAGTACAAAGCGGCTGGAGGTAAGTACAGACGTGGCTAAAACAGGACTAAAGAAATGGTTTGGTCAGAAATGGGTAAACATAGGAGCCAAGAAAAAGAATGGCAAGTACCCTAAGTGTGGAAGACCTAAAGGTAAGTTAACTGGAAAAGGATATCCTAAATGTGTACCAGCTGCAAAAGCAGCTCGCATGAGTAAAAGTCAGATTAAATCGGCCGTAAGGCGGAAAAGGTCTAAGAAGCAGGGAGTTGGTGGAAAACCCACCATGGTTAGAACTGCTGCAAGGAGAAAAAGCCGTGGCCGTTAGAAAGAAAAGAACCGTCAGACGTAAAAAAGATTCAAGATTAAAAAGAGTGGGTGTGTCTGGTTATAATAAACCAAAGCGCACACCCAACCACCGAACAAAGTCTCATGTAGTAGTAGCAAAAGTTGGTAATAAAACTAAAACTATACGATTTGGGCAACAAGGGGTGTCAGGAGCAGGAAAATCTCCAAAATCAACGGCACAAAGAAAACGCAGAGCTTCATTCAAAGCTCGTCACGCCAAGAATATAGCTAGAGGCAAAATGTCTGCAGCATATTGGGCAAATAAAGTAAAATGGTAAAATTAAAAGAACAAGCTTTGAAAGTTTGGAACATGATTAATGGTAAAGACAAGAACTTAGATGGGAAAGTTGATATCAAAGATGCAATGTTAAGAGCTGAAGAAAAAGCAAAGAAAAAACAGGAGAAGTAAATGAACTACAGATTATACGCAGCAGAAGCTGCCTGTGGTACTAATGTCGCGGGAGCCTCTACTTTTGCAGATGCAACGGAAGTAAGACTATTTAATAATAGTAACGCTAACCAGCTTGTAACAGTAGCAAATGCAGCTGATGTAACACTAGGCACTATGACACTAGCTGATGGTGAAGTAACATTCATCATGAAAGACCCAACTGACCAAATATTTGCCGCAGCAGCGACAGTATTAGGCACACCAGTTAAGTACAGCTAATGATAAATGGTTGGCTAAAAGATGTAGCAGAAACAGCTGCAGTAACTATTGATACTTTAGAGAAAAAATCTCAAGAAAGAGGTACAGTTACTTATGCCGACGAAAGAGTACAAAGCTTGTGCATGGGTTACTTATATCTATTGAATTTGTGCGATACTTACGAACTACTAGAGAGGCGTGACTTAGAAACGCTTACGGATTTAATTAAAAAACATACGACAATTCACTAAATGTTAGATATAAGCAGAACAGATGTACTTAGTACAAACATTATGGAGTTTGATGTAGCCGATAGGTTCATTAAACTTCCTATAACTCAATATATGGACTTATTAGGTATTACACCTAACAGTTCACAGATGGCATTAATCAATGCTGTCAACAGCCCAAAATATAGATTCGTGTGTGCCGCCCTTTCAAGGCGTCAGGGAAAAACGTATATCACAAATGTTATCGGACAGCTTGTGTCTCTCGTGCCAGGCTCCAACATATTAATTATGTCACCGAATTACTCTTTATCTCAGATTTCTTTTGACCTACAAAGAAACTTAATAAAACATTTTGATTTGGAAGTTACAAAAGATAATGCAAAAGATAAAGTAATAGAACTATCTAATGGTTCTACTATAAGAATGGGTTCAGTAAATCAGGTAGACTCTACGGTGGGTAGATCTTATGATTTAATCATCTTTGACGAAGCTGCCCTAGCTGATGGAAGAGATGCTTTCAATGTAGCGTTAAGACCTACACTAGACAAAGAAAACAGCAAAGCAGTATTTATTTCAACCCCAAGGGGACGAAACAACTGGTTTGCTGAGTTCTGGAACAGAGGTTTTAGCAGCGAATTCCAAGACTGGTGCTCTATAAAAGCCACTTACCACGAAAATCCTAGAATCAGCGACAATGACATACATGAAGCTAAAAAAGCTATGTCATCTGCTGAATTTGCACAGGAGTATATGGCTGATTTTAATACTTATGAAGGTCAAGTATGGAGTTTCAACTTTGAGACTCAGGTAGGAGACTTTGAGCAGCTAGATACTAGAAACATGGATGTTTTTGCAGGACTTGACGTGGGGTACAAAGACCCTACAGCTTTTTGTGTAATAGCATATGATTGGGACGCTCAGAAATACTACCTTATAGATGAGTACATGGACGCTGAAAGAACCACTGAACAACATGCTACAGAAATCTACAGAATGGTGCAGAAGTACAGCATTGACTATATTTATATAGATTCCGCAGCTCAACAAACTAGATATGACTTCGCGCAAAACTATGATATATCTACTATTAATGCAAAAAAATCTGTCTTAGATGGAATAGGACAAGTAGCGGGTATAATTGATAATGATACATTACATATTGACCAAAGATGCACTAACTCCCTATCAGCAGTAGACCAATATCAATGGGACCCAAACCCTAATTTGCTTAAAGAAAAGCCAAAACACAATATGGCAAGTCATATGTCAGATGCGTTAAGATATGCACTGTATACATTTGAGACATCTGCCAATACATTTTAATTTAACAACCTACCAAAAAATTGTTCTTGACAAAAAGGTGAAATTTTGGTATAATTTTCAGTAATAGGAATTTATGGATTTAAAAAGAGATTTAGTCAAGTACGTACGGGACAAAGCCAAATCAGGTTATCAAAAAGAGACCCAGTGCTATATTTGTGGAGAGACAGAAAACTTAGAGTTTCACCACTACTACGGAATGACTGAGTTACTATACACTTGGATGAAGGTTAACAAAATTACGATTACCTCAGCCGATGAAATAATGAATCTTCGAGAACAGTTTATAGAGGAACACCTCACTGAAGTATATGATGAAGCAGCAACACTATGTAAAACCCATCACATAAGATTGCACAGTATATATGGAAAGAGACCAAAATTAGCAACAGCAATGAAACAAAAACGATGGGTGGAGATACAGAGAGACAAATATGGCATGGTATGATAGAATTTTAGGCATTGATAGAGAGGAGAAGTTAAATTCTGCTCAGCCTTTTATCGGCCTAGAAGAAGGACTAGCAATAGATACTCGTGAGAAGAAAGATAATTATCGCTCAGCTTACGAAGAACTAGAAGTAGTCAATAGAGCCGTTAACATGATTGTTGACGATAGCGCTGATATACCTTTTGACGTTGGAGAAAAAATACTAGGTATTACTCCAATAGTTCAAAATGTTCGTAGAACTAAAGTAGATTTGCTCTTAAATAAAGAGCCAAACCCGTTTCAGGATATCAATAGTTTCAAAAGAAATTTAATTATTGATTTACTGATAGATGGTAACATCTTCATATACTTTGATGGTGCCCATCTCTATCATCTACCTGCACAAAACGTTACCATAGAAGCTGATACTCAGACCTATGTAAACAAGTATGTATATGATGGTCACATAGACTACACTCCTAGAGAAATTATACATATTAAAGAAAACTCATTTCATTCAATCTATAGGGGTGTACCTAGACTAAAAGCAGCATACAGAACAATGTATCTTTTAGATAGTATGAGAAAGTTCCAAGATAACTTTTTCTTGAATGGAGCAGTACCAGGATTAGTACTAAAGAGCCCTAACACACTTTCTGACAGAATTAAAGAAAGAATGTTACAAGCGTGGTCTACTAGATACAATCCAAAAAATGGTGGCAAAAGACCACTAATACTAGACGGCGGATTAGAAGTAGATAGTTTAACTAAAGTAAACTTCAAGGAACTTGACTTCCAACCGTCAATAGCAGCAAACGAGAAAGTAATATTAGAAGCTATGGGTGTACCACCAATCTTATTAGATGGTGGAAATAATGCAAACATTAGACCTAATCATAGATTGTATTATTTAGAAACCATACTACCTATAGTTAGAAAAATGAATCATGCATTAGAAAGATACTTTGGATTTAAAATTACAGAGGAGGTACATGGAGTACCAGCTTTGCAACCAGAATTAAGAGACCAAGCAGCATACTACTCAACGCTAGTTAACACAGGTATTATGACACCGAATGAAGTAAGGGAAGCTATGAATATGGAACCACTAGATGGACATAATGACTTAAGAGTCCCAGCAAATATAGCGGGTAGTGCAACTAACCCCGAGGAGGGTGGGAGACCACCTGAAGAAACAGAGGAAGAAACAAATGAATAAACCAGCAATTTTAAAACAGCTAATGGAATACTTTAAAACAAAAGGTAAAGTACTTACAATAGATGAATATAAGGCAGCAACTGACGCTCCAATGCGTTTTATGGCTGCAAAAAGAGCTTTCGGCTCTTGGGCAAGAATGACACAGATGGTCGAGCACAAAATGCAAATGGATAATGTTAGCATGGAAGCTCCTAAACCTGCCCCAGAACCAAAGAAGGCCAAGCCAGCTGCTAAACCAGCTGTAAAAGGTAAGTAATATGTCAGACAAAATTTTTCATTGGTCATCAACTTTTAAAACACTAGGCGAAGACGACGACGGAAGTGTAAATATTAAAGGATATGCAAGCACTAACCATAGTGATCGAGCAGGTGATTCAATTAATCATGACGCATGGGTCAAGAATGGTGGACTGGAGAACTTTAAGGGTAATCCAATTATTCTATTCAACCATGACTATAACAGACCAATAGGTCGTGCAACTTCATTAGAAGTAAGCGACAAAGGCCTCGAGCTTGGAGCAAGAATCTCTAAGTCCGCAGGTGAAGTAAAAGATCTTATTAAAGATGGCGTACTTGGAGCATTTTCCGTGGGTTTCCGAGTCAAGGACGCTGATTATCTAAAGGAAACCGACGGATATCAAATAAAAGATGCTGAACTATTCGAAGTGTCAGTTGTGAGTGTACCTTGCAACCAGGCAGCCATGTTCTCGATTGCGAAATCATTCGATTCTCAATCTGAATATGAGGAATGGAAAGCGGACTTTAAAAATGACGTAAAACAGGCTCATGATATTACAGCAGTAAATACTGGTGAAATTGATGCGCCACAAGCCGTGGGTAAAACCACTCAACAGGAGAGACATATGTCTACAGAAAAAACTACTCCAAATGCT